ATAATGCAATAAATGATCAATACACAGTTAATATTACACAAAAAACAAGTAGATTAGAATTAACACCTAAAGAAGAAACTGAAGACAATGGATCAAAACTTACAGGGCAACACGCTTTTATGCAAATAGACACTGAGAAATATAAACACAATAAATAGGAGGAATATAATGCTACATATTGAAAAAAGACAAAATATATTATTAAAAGGAATTGGACTTTTATCACCAGCAGTTGGAATTAGAAGTCAATATGAAAATATAAAGGATCAAATCAATGAACAAGTTGATCAAGTTATAGAATCGTTAAATAAAGACGAATCTACAAATGCTAGATACTTAGCAGATCTTCTTAATATAAAAGTATTATTAGAAGTAGTAAGAACAAATGGTTTACAAATAGGAGAAACTTTAGATTATTTAAGAAATAACGTTAATAACGTTGTAGCATTTGATGATTTAGGTCTTAATGTAGAAGGAGTTACATTCGGAGATGTAAACTTAATCGCGTATGATCTTACAGATGCTAATAGAATAGTAATCCAAAGATTTATTCAAAATATGCTTGATATAATTGATATGAAAGCCGAAGATGATGGTACAATTGATCTTTTAACAGATGCTATCGTACAACTTGGAAACAGCAGATTATCATTTGATTTCTGGGCTTCTCATATAAAGAAAATAGAACCTACTGAAGATAACCAATCTATATTCTTAGTTGAATTTCAAGAATGGTTTAAAAAGGAAGTAGATGATATTGCAATAAAAATGATTTCTAGACCAGAAAGTGGTATTCTTGTAGTACCTGAAGGTTTTGAAGAACTTAAAGATGCATTTAGAAAGAATACTCCATCTAAAGTGCATGATGATATAGAAAATATGCTTCCAGAAGACTTTAATAATACAGAATTCTTAGATCATATATTAAAAGCAGTCATTGGAAGAGATAATATAGAAGGATTAGACCTTAGAGTATTAAGTAATGATGTAAAAATTCTTATAAATAATATTAAATTAGCTATTGATACATTTATGAGAAAAAATCATCTTGGTGAAATAGAAATACCTATGCAAGATCCTAATGACCCAAGTAAAACTATTAATACAAAGCAATTAATACCTAGTACTGTAAACCTACCAGAAACTTTACTATGTGCATTAGTAACTCAATCGTCAAAATTACATGATGATTCTATGACAATGGATAAATTAAAAGAAGATACTTCTTTTATGCTTATTTATAACTTATATAATGAAGTATTATCTGAATTATTAGGAAATAGAATCACAGATAATACAGTTTGTAAATATATTTCTTGTATAGCTGCTAATATTCAAACTATAAGCTTTATAAATCCTATTTTAAGAGTTAAAGATCAAAATATAGGTACTGCAGTGTATACAATTAGAGAAATAATCCATGATGAATATATAGCTGCTGGTAAAATAGCTAAAGATCCAGAACCAGAAGTACCAGAAGAATTATTAAATGTAAGTGAAGATCCTATGAATAGAGGTGAATAATAATGGAAGATATTAAAAATACAGAAATGGAAGACCAAGTTTTAGAACTTGGTCCTCTATACGATAAAGTAAAAGAAATAGAACAAAGAAATAAAGAATCGTTTGCAGCAAATCAAACTCTTACTATAGTTGAAATGGGAGATGTTTTTGCTAAAATATCTGATAGGGGAAGTTTTAGTGTAGATGACCCAGAACTTGCACTACCACCATTAAAGAGAAGTATTGTAAAGATATTTGGAATAATGCATAATATATTTGTAACAGACATTTATAAAGATGGTATTCCTAAGTCTGTACAAGATGAAATATACAAGAAACTTCAAACAGTAGTTAATAAAAAGAAAGAATCATTAGCAGCTGTAAGAAAAGAACTAGACCAAGCTAAAGAAGATGTACGTGTAGTTGAAAGACGTATAAGAAAAGCTGAAATGTCTGGTAAAGCAGCAGTAGAGTCCGACAATAACTTAGATGTACCATTACAAAGACTTAATGTAATTGAATCTAGATTTAAAGCTACTCAAAAAGAACTACAAATATTATCTGAAATAAAGACTAGAGTATTTAGTGGTAATGCTAAAGAAATGGGACATATTCAACATACAAAAGTAGTTCTTTCTATACTATATAGTATAAAGAAAATAATGAAAGAAAAACTTACATTAGAACAAGTACAAGAAAAGAAACTATTTAGTTCAGATAATGGAATAAATGAAAGAATTTATGGTTTATTAGAAGAAATCATTAAAGAAGTTAGTCACTGGGATGCAAATGTATTTAATAAATTATTAGAAGACATAGCAGAAACTAGCTTAGAAACATATACTGCACAAGCAAATAACTATTATATAATGTGTAAGAATGTATTAAATATTCTAGTAGATATGTTTGGAATCGAGCTAAGTCTTCCACCAATTTTAAAATTATTTGAAAAGAAATCTGACGTTCCAGCTGATAGAATAGATGAATGGAATAAAGCTGAAATGTTTGCCATAAATCAAGCTAAGAATTATATTAGAGAAATAGTAGAAGGACGTTATGAAAAGAAGAAAATTGAAGGTAAAGATATAGACATGCTTAAAGAAATGCTTCAATTTATAGATGAATGGACTGCAATCCAAACATTACAAAATATGGTTCAAGCTACTGATAATACAATAATGCAAAAACGTGCTATTATAACAAGATTTAAGCAAAGTATTAGAATAATCGCTAGATATATTTGGAAAGATAAAGATGAAGAATTGAAAGAAAATCCTTTATTTGAAAATATTGCTTTAGCTGTTATGTTCGGTACTACTAAAGCAGATGGAATATACCTTACTATCTGTATGATTTAGGAGGTAACATATGATGTACGCATATGTGTTTTATAATAGTATAATATTTAGATTCGAGCCAAATAGAATGACATTTAGAGATTTAGATGATTATGATAAAACACGTAGAAATACTTATGCTGAATTAGGTAAGTTAACTAAAAATGGACTTGATGTTAATAAAAATAACACCAAAAAACCATCATGGGAGGAATATGTTGCTATTACAGCATGGTCTTGCTTTATTTTAGAATCTAGAAATACACAAAAATTCAAAGAATTCTACGAATTATTTGAGAAGGAGGTAAATATGAGTTATGCGTATGTATTTTATGCTGATTACATATTTAGATTTAATAAATATCATATGATATTTAGAAAGAAATATACACCTATCAACTTCTTTAGAGAATTGCCTGGTCACCACAAAAATGGTGACCCATTTACTATGGATGAGATGTTAATGCATTCTAAAAATTGGAATCAAGAGATCGCAAGATCATATTGGTTATTCTATAGGCAAGATTATAATGATAGATTTAAAGAATTTTATAAATTATTTGACGAGGAGGGAAGTATGAAGCATTATATATTCTTTTATACAGAGAACTTTACATACAGAATGAGTAAAGGTTTAATAGAAGCTTACGATAAAGAAAAGAAAGAATGGGGTAAAGTAGCTACTTATACATTACCGTCTGATTTTGATTTTAAATCATTAATTGGATGTATGATAACAGATCATTTTGGATTTCTGACTGCAGCTAACGGAGAATTACATCAATTTATAAATTATAAAGACACTGCACCTAGATTTTTAGAGTTTTTAGATATAATTGAAAAAGGAGTAGACGTAGAAGATGAAGAATGAAGAAAAAGATTTACTGTCTGCAAATATAGTACCACATGATCATAAATATGCTAAATCTTGTTTACAGTATAATATAGCTCATGGATTCTTTAAAATAAGAACTGATAATGTGGATTTAGTATGGGAAAAATTAGTTAAATATAACTACAGTAAAGAGTTATTTACATTATTTCCATCAAGAAAAGAAGGAACTGATATTATAGTATGTAAGTATGTTTCTAGAACACCATTCTTATTTTGTGAAAAAGATGATATTGACATGCTAACATTACAACCAACTGATAAAGGTTTCATTACTTTACCATGGCTTAAAGCTAATATTTATATCAATCTTATAATATTAGATGGTCAACCAGATGAACGCCTAATTGGATGTAGTAGAGGCTTTCATTTTGATAGAACTATTAAAGAAATATTGGCATATTATAGACCTCAATATGCATGGAATGATAATAGTAAAAATGATAGAGAACTTCCTATAATTGTAGATGATATTATGAAGAATAAAATTTATAATTATTTGGATAGTAAAGCTGGTGAAATAAATGAATACCTAATAGATAAAAATGGTATGATAACATCACTTGCACGTATTTTGAATTTAACTCATTGTTGGCATATAGATTCAGCAGTACCTTATAATAAATATGATATTCCTAATATTATTACTAGATATAGAATCAAAGGTTTTAAAAAGCATTTTGATGTTGCAGCTGAATTAATAAGAAATACATCTCAAAATGAACAAACATACATCAATAAAGTAGAAACTGAAGGTAATAAAGCTATTATAGAAGTTATTAATATAAAATCTTTCCCTTGGTGGAGTAGTGTAGTATCAAAATGTAAAACTATACCTGAGCTAAGATATTATATTGAGTCAAATAAAGAAGAGTCAATATTTCTTGAAGATGAGTGTACTATAGATACAGATTATAGAATATATAACGCACCAATTAATATGGACTTTAATATATCTGGTATTGATCATTACCAATTTGATAATGATTCTAAGATACTTGATACTGATACTATATTTGAAAAGGAGCAAGATTATATGCAAGAAGCATTGAATGTTATTAAAGATAGAATAGATAGTAAAAAATTTGGAACTGCTGATAAAGTGGAATTAAATTTAAAGTTCTTATATGAAGAAACTGTAGAAAATGGAGAAATTGTAACATTAATTACTAATACTACTGAGAAAACTGGTAATGTTGATATAGATTCTGTATTAGATTATTTAAAATCTTATAAGACTGTATTTGGATTTGACGGAGATATTCGTGAAAGTATAGTAGTTGGAGATGAATCTAAAATAAAAGAAACTACAAACCTAATATCAATTATTAGATGTCAAATGGGATATGCTGGATTAATACCAGCATCTAATTTAAGTGCAACTAAAGATATTAGATATTATGTCTTAAATGGATTAAAGTCAAATGAATTCGGAGCTTCTGTATATTTTGGTAATGTTATGAGTCATGTTATGTTTACTGTAACTATTGAAGCGCCAGAAACTAGTAAACCTGATTTATCTGATAAGTGTATAGATGAATTAAGAAATGTATTCAAGCAAACAATATCAGACGGGTACTTAAGTATAAATAGAAAGAAGGTAACTTATGAAAGAATCGACTAAAAGTTTGATAGAAATTGAAGTTGAATATGGGATAGTATCATTTCAAAATAAAAATCATAAACCGTCTCCAGATTTTTTCGAATCTAGTAATGTAATTATATTTCCAGAACCTAGCATGAAACCAAACTATCCATCACCTCTTAGTAATTATAATATAAATTTTAGATATTTCATTATTAAGTCAATCCAGACAGTAGATAATGAGAATAAATTAAAAAATAGAGTGGTATTTAATACTACACATATGTTTGACTATATTTCTAAACATTATGATTATAGACTAGGTATACATGAATATAGATGTACAGTATCATCATTTGTAATAGATTCTACTATACCATATCCAGAGATAAAAGCGATGATGGAAGATAATAATGATTTATATAAAAAGAATTTAATAAAAAAAAGTATATGATAGTACTATAGATGATATATCATCACAACCCGCTAAAGATGTCTCAATCGGAAGACTTCTTAGACTGTATAATACGCCTAATAGAGAAAATGCAGTTTATAATACTGAAAGATGTGGATTTAGTGTTGTTATTAAAATGACTGATGAAAGTTATCTTAATAAAGTTCTTAATATATTTAATAAAGTGGACTATGGTTTTATTAGAGCACAAGTAATGAAGGAAGAATATACTGAAATAGAGGTATTTATATACAGTAAGGATAAACTTCAAATAGAACTTGATATTCAAAGAGTTATTAAATTTATTAAAGGATACTTAAAATGCTATCAAGATAGCTTTGAAATTAAAAGATTTGAATTAGACCATAATAATGGAGCATTATATCATAAATTTAATCTTACTGGTCATGATAATGAAGTATTTAATTTAAATGGAGATAATGTTGGGATAATATATTTTAGATTTACTGATGAGTATAAGTATAATTTAGCAAAAAATGTATATGAAGAAACTACTGAATTTGAAAGAGCTCCTGAATATGGGCGTATTAATAGTCCTGCTAATAGAATTATAATAACTCTAGCTGCTACTATTAAAAATGGAATATGTGACGATGATGAAAATGATAATTATTATACTGAAATTAATAGTATAAATTTATTAGAAGATGCATCATATATACCAGAGAAGTTCTCATATATTAGAAAACTATTAAGCGATAATGTATTTAATTATAGAGAAAGTATAGCATATGATGGTAGTGTAAATAAAGAATTTATCTTAGGAGAAAACCTAGTAGATTCTGAAGAAATTTCAAATTATTTAGATTGGTTTAAAACACCACTACAATGTTTACTTACTAGATTATGTTATATAGATCATGTATTTAAGAGTCAAGTATTTTATGGTGTATATCTAGATAATATGCATGATTATATAAAATTTGAGTTTACTAATCCAATAAGAATATCTGAAGATAAAGAACCAGAACTTACTCATGTATTCTTCAATGTAAATCTTAAACCTTATGTAGCTAAGAATATTAAAGTAGACCCATCAAAACAGACAGAATTTAATAATGCTATAGCTAAAATTATGAATAGTAAATATAACCCAATAGCACCTAATTTAAGAGAATCCGAAGGAAAAACTGCATGTGATTGTGGAGGTAAATAAATGGAATATAATGATGGAAGTCCTTACATGTGGGTTAGTGAAGTAGAAAAACTATGTGAAGGACTATCTAATAAAATAGTACAAGGTATTAAAGAAGGTAAAGAATTTGATAAAATCGAAGTTATCAATACATTAGATGCTGAGAATTTTGGTGATAAAAAATTAGAATTTAATGTAAAATTTAAAGATGAGTAGGTGGTTATATGCTAGATAAGTTAATGACGACTGTGTCGTGTATGTTTACTTCTAAAAAGAAAAAACCTTCTATGAGTTTTGATTCTTTAGTCGAAATGGCTAATAATATAAATCAAGAAATTATAGATAATGCTAAAATTGGTAATAGAATGGTAAAACTTATATTTTATGATAACTCTGATAATTTCGGAGGAATACAATATGAGATGATATTTAAACCATTCAAACAACAAAAGTCCGATAAGGAATTTTAAACAAAATAAATATATAATAGAAAGCAGGGGCTATCCTGCTTCTATTGTATTACAGATAAACGAAATTACTGTAGTTCTTTTGTAATACTAGATAATCATACGCGTCGTGTTTATCTTTTGTGTAACTATCTAATATCTCAGAACTTATTTTACGTATTTCTGTATCCAGAAACTCTTGTTCACGTTGATATTTATCTTTAAAATCAGAATTATAAAGATAATCTGTGAACTTTTTAAAATTTTCTTTAACAGAATTAAGATAACTCATATTAACACCTCCTTTGAGAATAGTGTAATATGGTAGCGAAATTCCAATATTTATATAAAATCAATAGCCTGATTTTATAACTAGATTATATGGAGTAGATAGTTCCTACTCCATATTCTATACCTATGTTAGGTATAAAGATTTACTTAGGTCTTTTTGGTCGACTATATAATTGTAAGCATTTTTCTTATCAATTGTATAGTCTTGACCTAAATCGTTAGATATTTCTGTGATTAACTTATCAAGAAATGTTTGTTCTAAGATAAATTTATCATGGTAGCTTGTTGAATTGTCGTTTATGATATATTTATCGAAGAATTCATTAAACTTATTCTTGATAGAATTAAAGTAAGAATTACCCATAATACCACCTCCTTTCATAAGTTGGTGGTGAAATCTATATAAAATAGGAACTATCTATTTTATATTTAGGTTAAAAAAGAAGATACCCCAATATTAGAATATTCTAATATTGGGGTAATCCTTTTATTTATTTTCTTTATTTACCGATCTACAGATACGATCGGTAATCTTATATGCTGCATAGCATATTATTGCTATACCGATATAACCTAGTCCAGACGCACTGGCTTTAACTATATTGCCAGCGACGTCATACTCGTACACATATTTCATTTCAATTCGCCTCCTTAGTATCTTTTATAACACCATATGTGATCATTAAGTTGCCAATAACAGCAACTCCTAATGATAAATATCTATTTTCTATTTTCCAGCAGCTATAGTAGTGATAGCACCAGCTGTTATAGCTGCTCCTTTAACTATTTTATTTATGTTCATTGCTTGCCTCCTTTAGATTAATGATTTCTTTTCTATCATTTTCCATAGTTATAGCACAGACTATCATAACTGCACCAGCTAATCCTAACATTCCACTCATAGTTTTATCTTTGCTATAAGCTTTTCCCGCAAGCCATAATGAAGTAGTCCCAAATCCTATAAGCATTCCAGTACCTATAGCTCTAATATTTTCTTTTAAATTCATTTTCATTCCTCCTCATATGATAGCTTATACCCTAAGTACATACTACCAATTAGTAACGCTCCTGACAATAGTTTTCCCATAGTAGAATCAGAAGCTTCTTCTACTACAGTATATGTAACGTTAGATGCAACCGTTTTAGTTGCACCTAACATGAATTCTGCTAAATCAGATATATACATACAGGATCACCTCTATTCAGTGATCCCTAATAATCTGTCGTAGCATTTGCATACATCTGGAAATGCTGTATACATCTTAGAGTCATAATAGTATCTATCAGATTTACTATTATGAACTCTTAGTACTGTCTTTAGATCTTTTGGGTATAGATCTATAGCATTTGATAGAGTTTCTAACTCTTTCTCATTGAAAGTGTAGATATCAAATGCTTCTTTATCATAAGATATTAATATGATATTTTTGTACTTTTTAGGAAATATTACAGTTCTTTGAACTTTATCAGGATCAAATTTATGTAGTATACAAATTTCCTTATGCGATACCCAAGCATTATCTTGAATATCCTCCCTAACTATTTTAGACCAAGCAACGTCAGTTATAGTTCCTTGATCTATTAAATATACAGTGACACCTTCACTGTCTAAATCTTTATTTGTTCTTATAATATTAGCAATGAATGATTCCATTGAGTCATTATAATTTATTTCAGAAATAGGTATCCATTTTTCCATTATTCATCAACTCCTTCTTCAATTTCAGCTAGTGATTGTAGTAATCTGTAACGATCATATGCGTCACCGATTATATTGAAAGTACCTGCTAAACCGGCATACAGATTTGGAGAATCTAAAATCTCTTTAATAGATCTTATATCACCTTCTAGACGAATGCCTGCAACAGTTGTGGCAAACTTATTTGGATTTGAAAGTGGAATGATGTCACTTTTATAGACTATAATGTATGACAATATTTCCTCTTTTGCATAATGATTCAATTTATCTTCAATACCTTTGAACTTACATATGTCGTGTATTGAAGATCTTTTTCCATATTTTGCTTCCAATTTACTTATTATATAATTTTTCATTTCATCCCAACTCTTAAATTCTAATCCTTCAAGTATTTCTTTAGCTTTTTTCATCTTATTCCTCCTAAATTTTTATTAGAATATATAACATCGCCTAATATTATATATTCCTTATTATCTACATTAGTATATGTAATCGTTAAAACGCTATCTCTTCATTCCTTCGAGCGGATTCTTGGATTTTATAAAAATTA